CCTGAATCAGCGTTTCTGCATTCAGCGTAGCCTTTTCAATCTTCTTCATGCTTGAACTCCTTTACCAGTTGATTCCCCCGTGCACAACCTGCTGTCTGCTCTTAACTGTCTTGCAGATGGTTAAGGCTTTACGGCTATATGCAACCTTGTATTGCCCGGCATCGTATACATTGTACCCGGAACTTGTCAGCCAGATGGTTTTTAATTCACTGGCTCCCCACTGCGTACCGGTGTGGTTGCCCAAGAGGTACTTGTATGTTTTCGGGTGCTTGTTCTGGAAGTCGGTCTGCGCCTGAAACAGCTCAGAAAAGGTTGCGACCTTTGCATTTCTGTTCAGGAATAGCTTGACCTGAGAACCATTTGCTCCTGCATAGTACCTCGCATTGCTGACAGCACTGGTATCGAGATAAGTACCGCTTCCATGAGTGCCAAACGAGGCATACGCCGTACTGCCTGTTTGCAATTGCTTCAGCGTTTTTACGGCAGAAGCCGAGGTTCCGTCGGTGGACTTATCGCTGTGGTATAGCTTGTCTGCGCCTGTTTTGCGGCGCGCCTTACCAAAAGCCACGTCATCCAGAACTTCGGGCATCTCGTTTGCCAGCCCCGTAGCGTTCAGCCAGCGCTGACAGAAGGTGTCATTCTGGGTGCCGTCAGTTGCGATAGGCTGTGTTGCAATCGCTTTGACGGTATCCAGCGCATCCTGATCGTTCATCTGCATCAGGGCCGCCGGGTTGCCCTTGATCTGTGCCAGCAGCTGCTGCTCACGGGTCTGGGGTGCTGCCGGTGTTGCTGCTTTCGCTGCACCTCCTGCACCACCGCCTCCACCCATGCCGTGGCTGCCGCCCATACTTCCACCTCTGCCGCCCATGTGAATCCTCCCTTGACCGTGAATTTCTCGGTCAAGGGTAACATGAAAAGCGGGGGCAAAACGTTACGAATTACTTTTTCTTGGGTTTCGCCTTGGTGGCTTTCTTCTTGGCTGCGGGCTTCTTTACATACTTGCGGTACTCCGGTGCCAGCCGGGAGATGGGCCCGATCCAGTTGCCCTTGCTGTCAGTCAGCACAGTGCCGTCTGCGTCCGTCATATTCGCGCCGAAGTGAATAGGCCCCATGGATACGGGAGGGGTGTCGCGCTGAATAAAGCCACCGGTCGGGGTTTGCTTTTTTGTCGAGGATGCCATAGTGAGATACCTCCAGATTGATTTTACCATACTTCAATTTCCAGCTCAAGAACCTTTTTGCCGGAAAGGTAGGTGTGGGATGGCCCCAGCTTTGTGCTGCGTACGCCGGTGATCCTGTGGTGGGTGCCTGCTGCCAGAACAGCCTCGGACTGGCTGGGCTGGATGAAGGCGGCCCGGGTGCTTTTGGCTGTGTGGTACCGGATCAGGATCTCACGGTTGCCAGACCGGATGCCGCCCTGTCCATGGGTGCCGGAGCCGCGTCCACTCGGCTGCGGCCAGAAGGGGTTGTTCCGGCTGTCATAGGCTGTGGATTCAAGGCTGGTGCTTGTCCAAGTCTTGCCAACCAGTCTTTTGCGGATCTGCGCGTCACTCATGCTGCTGTAATTCGCAGGCAGGCCACAGTTGCGCTCCAGAAAATCTGAATGGTCGGCGCGGTACAGGGTGGTTTCCTGCCCGATGGGCTTGGCCAGCTTGTCCACCGCATCCAGCATCTGCTGCTGCCGCTTGGTCAGGGGTTGACCGGTAGCTGCTGCCCAGTTGGCGTTCTGACTCAGGGCCTTGCCGTTGCTCTGCATGCCCGGATTGATGTAGTCGGTCACGCCTGCTGCCAGCGCCGGGTCGCGCATCATCTGCCGCTGCGCGGCGCTCTCCATCGCGGAGACCTGCTGCGGGGTCAGGTGGCCGAATCCGTTTGCACCGGTGGGCGGGCCTGCCTGCTGGGGCACTGCCTGAACAACAGGTGCCGCCTGAACTGCGGGCATCACCTGTGCGGCTGCTGCGGGCATCACCTGTGCGGCTGCTGCGGGCGCTCCTGCGCCGCCTCCCATGCCCTGGGAACCTCTCATGCTGCTGCCTCTGCCGCCCATCACTGCGCCTCCTCTCTGGCCCTTACGCGGGTCGCCATGTTGTGCGGGAATGCCTGCCACGGGATGCTGTGCTCCCGCAGCAGTGCTGCCATTGCAGGCGACGTTTTGCCGTAGACCAGAATCTCGGATGGCTCGGTCTGCCGGATCAGCTCTTTCAGCCCTCCCATCAGACCATCGGATGCGTCCTTGTGGACGAGGCAGCCCACCGTGCTCACTGCCACCGCGCCGCCTTTGCTGATGCCGTCGAAGCACCAGTGGAAGCTGTCCTCATCCGACCAGCTTGCTGCCGGAATGGCGCAGACCCCGTTGTGCTGCAGCCATGCGGTGAGCAGTTGGTTCCGGTAGTGGTTCCAGTGCTGGATGGGCGCGGGGAAGTCGGTGTAAAGCGAGAAGTCCGGGCCGAGCACCAGCGGGCATTTTGCCAGCGCATCGAGATACCGCTGCGGCTGCCTCCAGAAGCGCTCGAACTGGTAATCGTCGAGGAAGAAGTGCACGCCTGCGTTCTCCGGGTGCCTGCATGTCAGCAGCTCGTTGAAGCCGATCAGGTGATCAACCCCAAAGGGTAGCGGCAGGGCCTTGGTGACGGGGTTGCCCGCCGGGGTCAGCTCGAGGCCGTCCAGCAGAAACCAGTTCACCAGCTGGCCCGTCCTCATCCGCTCGTTAGAAAAACCCATGCTCCACCCTCCTGTGTGTTATCCAGAAGAGCATAGCATGGGTTTCTTAGTGAAAACGTTATGACTTGCGCACAGCCGCCGCTGCGGGCCTCCGTGGCGGGGTTTTGTGAATCGGGCGGGAACTTTACCGCCTGCGCTGCTGCGGCGCTCACGACGGCGTTCTGCGGCTCATGCGCGTTGCAGCTCCTGCCACACCCAGACCCGCAGGGTCTCGGGGGAAATGCCGCCGCCGTAGAGCAGCGCTGCCTTGCGCCAGCTGACCTTGCCCGGACCCAGAAATACGATCTCGAAGGCCCGGCGGGTCAGCGGGTCCTCGATGGTGTTGATAAAGCCGCGACGCTCTGCGCGGGAAAGCCTGCGGAATGCTCGGGTGCTCACTTGTTGTCTCCCTTCTTCGCTGCCTGAATGTGGGTCTTTACCGCCTGCATCAGGCTGTTCTGGTCGGTGTCCTTGCGGTTCAGCGCCTTGACCACCATCTCGTCCGCACCGCCCTTGACGATCAGCCGGTGGACGATGACACTCTGGGTCTGGCCCTGCCGGTAGAGCCGTGCTTCGCCCTGGGCGTAAAGCTCCAGACTCCACGGCAGGCTGTACCAGATCAGGTGATGCCCGCCCTGCTGCAGGTTCAGGCCGTAGGCGCAGCTGGCGGGCTGGGCCAGCAGAACATCCAGCTTTCCCGCGTTCCAGTCTGCGGCATCCTGCCCGGAGCGCAGCACGGCAAATCTGAGGCCCCTGTGGTGCGCTTTCAGTGTTTCGGTGAGCTGCTCCTCGTCGAAGCGGAAACCGTAAAACACGAGGGCTTTCTGGCCGTCCAGCGCGTCGATCAGTTCATCGAACGCATCCAGCTTGCACCGGTGGATCGGGTGCACCGTGCCGCCCTCGTCGTAGATGCTGCCGTTGCACAGCTGCAGGAGCTTGCCGGTCAGGGCTGCCGCCTGCTGGGCGGTGATGGTCTCGCCGTCCACATCCAGCAGGTAGTCCTTCTCCAGCTTCTTGTAGGCCGCCTTGGCAGGCTTGTCCAGCACCACCGGGATGTCGTCGATGATCTTCTCCGGCAGGGTCAGGTGGTCGGCGGCTTTGAAGCTCAGGACGATGTCCTTGATGCGGCTCTCCACCGCTTCGGCGGCACCGTCCTTCGGCTCGTAGCTGTATTCGGTGGGCCAGAAGTAGTCCTTGCGGTAGTGGGTGATGTACCGGCCCAGCCGCTCCCCTTGGTCGAGCAGGTAGATCTGGGCCCAGAGGTCCAGCAGGCTGTTGGGCCTTGGCGTGCCGGTCAGCTCCACCACCTTGTGCACTCTGGGCCGCACAGCCTTGAGGGCTTTGAACCGCTGGGCCGCATGGTTCTTGAAGCTGGATGCCTCGTCCAGAACCACCATGTCAAAGTTCCAGCTCCGGCCCAGCGTGTGTACCAGCCAGGGGACGTTCTCGCGGTTGATGATGTAAATATCTGCCGGGGTTTCCAGAGCTGCCTTGCGCTGCTTCTCGGTGCCCAGCACGGTGGAGATGCGCAGGTGCTGCAGGTGCCCCCACTTGGCGGCTTCGTCCTGCCACGTCGCTTCTGCGACCTTCTTCGGGGCTACGATCAGCACCCGGCTGATCTCCAGTCGGTCGTAGATCAGCTGATCGATGGCGGTCAGGGTGACCACCGTCTTGCCCAGACCCATTTCCATCCAGAGCGCCACGCCGGGCTTCTCGAGGATCGCTTCGATGCCCGCCTGCTGATATGGGTGCGGGTGAAATTGCTGCATTGCTTTGACCTCCGTTTCTTTTAGGGCAGTGTGTCAGTCGGCATCGTCTTGCGCGATCTGAATGAAGCTCCTGGTGCTCAGGAAGTCCACCAGGTGTTGGGCGTCCCCTGCGGTGCTGATTTCATAGCAGGGGAACCCGAAGCTCAGAATCTTCATCCTCCACCACTCCTGCAATCCCCCCGCCTTGACCTTTGCACCGGGGCGCTTGAGTTCTACAAAGGCAATGATGCCGCCGGGGAAGAGGATCATCCGGTCCGGCACACCCCTGTGTCCGGGGCAGGTCCATTTCAGGCACACCCCGCCCTCGTCCTCCACGGCCTTGCGCAGGATGTTCTCGATACTTTTCTCAAGTGGCTTATTTGTCGGCATTGTAGTTTCTCCTTTTGCTCATTTGTCCGTGCATACCTGTAACAAAACATACCGAAGCTCCTTATATCCCTACGCGTGTAAGCGTGTACGTGCGGGCGCTTTACGCGCACGTCTTATTTCTCCTCTTTTTTCTTCTTCTAGGGGAAAAGATTGTATGTTGAGTTTGTTTTGACCGAAAAAGCTGCATAAACACTCACTTTTTCATGCATACAACTTTCAAAAAGCGTGTATGTCGGCTTTGTATGCACCGTATGCTGGTTTTCTTGAATCCCTCGCGTTTACAAAAAATTCATGCTTTTCTGTATGTTCGTGTATGCATTTTTGCCGACCTTGCCGCAGGTGCTTTGTATGCACGGCGGCGGGTTTCGGCGGGCTTTGTATGCACGTTTTTGGCAGGGTAATTACTCTGATTTTCTGCGCCAGATCCGCTGCACCCCGTAGGGTCCATGGCGCTGTGGATACTTCGCGGGCTGCCAGTTCGGGGAGCTGTTCAGCACCGCTGCGATGCGCTTGGACTGCATCCGGTCGGGGGCCTTTCCGGTGCTGTCGAGCGCCTCCCGCCAGATCTCGTTGACACAGATCGTGGTGCGCTGCTGGGTGGTGGTGCCCTCAGCCGGGCCGTTCTCCCACCATGCCACACGCTCGTCTACCGTGCGCTTCGCCCAGTCCAGCGGCACCGGTTTTTCCAGAAATTCGAGGATGTCACCGTCCCACGGGTCGCGTTCGGTGTGCGCCTGCTGCTCTGCCAGAGCGGCCTTTTGCAGCTCGTCCCGGAGGATCAGCTCCTCTCCGGCGTTGAACCGGGCCACCGCTTCGGCCCACAGCTGATCCACTTCTGCAGGGGTCAGATCATCGTGAACGACCCGTGTGCGGCGCTCAAAGCTGCAATCTATGGGCCAGTATCGGCGGTTTCCAGTGGCATCGCGGAGAAAATCGGAGCTGTTGGAGGTACCGAAGAACACGCATCGGCGGGGGTATTGCACCGTTCTCCGGCCATAAGCGGCCCGGTAACGGTCCTCGGTCTGGCTCAGAAACTGCTTGGCCGCCTCGCTCTCGGAGCGGCTGAAGGCCGTCATTTCGCCCAGCTCGACGATCCACACGCCGCGCAGGTTCTCACGGGCATCCTTGCCGTCGAAGCTGGTGATGCTGTCGTTGAACCACTCCCGGCCCATGCGGCTGAGCAGCAGGCTCTTACCGATGCCCTGCCTGCCGCTGAGGATGCAAATCTGGTCGAACTTGCATCCCGGGCGGAAGCACCGGGCCACCGCTGCAACGAACATCTTCCGTGTCACCGCCCGGGTGTAGCTGCTATCCTCTGCGCCGAGGTAATCAATGAACAGCCGGTCTAACCGTTCGGTGCCGTCCCAGACGAGACCCTGCAGGTACTCCCGCACCGGGTCTTTCGCGTGATGTCCACCGGTCAGGGCTACCGCGTCTGCGGCCTTGTTGACCCCGCTGAAGTGGTAGACTGTCTCAAGGTACCACCGCACGCCTGCGTCGTCCTCGTCCGACCAGTCCCGCTCCTGTGTCTTGTCGCTCCACGGGAAGGGGCCCTTGCACCGCAGCCGTTCCGAGAAGGTGTCATTCCAGATGCGGCCCTTGAGCGCCGGATCGTGCTCGAGGATGATCCATGCATTCTGTATGGTGCTGGCCAGTGCGCCCTTCTGGGTACGGTCGAGCTTTTCCTGCCACTTGTCCGGGTCGGTGTCCTCTTCGGGCAGCGGCTCGAAGCCCTCCATCGCGTGGTCTACCGCCTCCTGCCGCAGCAGGGCCGCCGTGGGGCCGTCGCTCTCGGCCAGCGCCCGCATCTGCTGCCAGCTGGGCAGGGAGGCGGTGGGCGTGCCGGGAGCGGCATCCGCGTCCAGATCGCCGAACTTGTGGATGCGCACCAGATCCCATGCGTTCAGCAGCTTGCCGCCTGCGGGGTCGGTGCTGTGGTGACTATAAATAAAGGTATCGTTGTCGTAAAGCACCGCGCCTGCGGTGGTGCTGCCTGCGGCGTAGGTCAGGCGGCCTGCGCCTGCATTCACGTACACACCGGGGAGAAACTTCTCAATCGCTGCGGGCACGTCGTAAGTCCGGCAGAAAGCGCCCACCACGCCCTGTTTGGCGGTGGGGTCGGCTTGCTTGCCGCCGGGCAGCTTGACCGTCTCAGCGGGGCAGGCAGGCCATTGGCGCACGTCGTGCCAGTCGGCGTAGAGCCACAGCAGGTCGTCCACGCTGATGCGGCTGCCGTCCTCGGTGGCCTCGCAGACCCACTGGCTGTCGGCGCTGCGGCTGGGCCAGTACATCAGGCGCTCGGTCTCGAAGGTGGTCGGATCAAACACCTTCATGGTGGGGTCCAGCATCTGGGCCAGCATCCGGGCGCAGGGCTGGTACTCCTCCGGCTGTATGCCCCGGTCGGTGGGGAAGATGGCCCGCAGGCGCGGGTGCTCCGGGTCGTGCTTGCGGGTGGAGTAGACCGCTGCGGTGCCCATGTCCCTGATGACCTGCACCCATTTGGCGGTGCTGCCGGGCTCGCAGTTGTCCATGTCCAGCGTGATCAGGCTGCGCCCGGTGCAGCAGCCGCGCTTGCGGCTCCCACCCCGTAAGGTGCCGCCCACGAAGCCGCCCACGTCCTTCAGGTCAGCCTGCTTGCCCTTGGACAGGGCCATGTACTCCGCGTGGGTCTCGGTGCCGCAGTTGTTCTGCATGGCGTTCTGCAGATCGTCGGTGAAGTCGGCCCATGTAATGGAGCAACCGTCCCACTCGGTCGCTGTGCGGCTGCCGCCTACGCTGATAGTGATCGGTGTAGCGCTCATTCTTCTCCCTCCTTCAGCGGGCCATACTTGTACCGCTTTGCGTTCCATCTGGCTTTTGCATCGATCTGCGTGCTGCCGCGCTCGCCGACCCTGCCACAGCGGGTGCAGACCACCGACCAGCCACCGTCGCTGGTGTACCTGCTGCTCTTGCGGTAGCGGGTCAGCCCGACTTTGCCCTTCGGGCGTTTCTCTGCGTCGTAGGGCATTGCACCGCAGGTGCAGGCGAACAGCGCCGAGGCGCTGGGTAGGGATTCTGTTTTCTTCATCGTCTGCTCTCCCTCCAGTCTGCTTGCGAAATTACGTGCACGTCCAGCCGCCGCAGGATCTGCATCGCCAGTGCTACGCCACGGGCATCACTGAGGCGCTTCTGTGCAAGCAGCACGTTGTACTCTGACTGCAGCCGGAGCAGCGCGGTATCCTGGGAGACGGCGGAGACGGCATAAACCGCCGCCTTTTCAAATGTCGTTGCGTTCATCGTCCTCAGTCCTTTGTAAAAAAGTCTCCGTACCAGCCTGCCGCGTTCAGGGGCAGCCCCTCGGCCCAGGGAGGCACGATGCTCATAATGCCTACCACGTTGTCCAGTGCGACTTCCGCGTCCTGCGTGGTAGGCAGCTCGATGATGACCTCGTCGTGGACGTGGAACACCACCTGGTACCCAGCCCGTCGGAGGTTATCCAGCGCGAAAGCCAGGCAGTCCCGGCCCACAGCCTGGGTGAGATTCTCGGTCAGCTTGCCGCCGTAGGTCTCGGCTTCCCGCCAGCTGCCCGTGTCCCACTCCTTATAAGTAATGCGGTCATCCGGCGTGGTGCCGGGGTCGGCGTAGAAGAGCTTGCGCCCGCTGGGCAGCTGTATGGTCAGAAACGGGAAGGGAAAGCCCCAGGCCACCTCTTTGCGGAGCGTCACTCCTACTCGGGGAACCGTAGTCCTGCCGGTGCGGATGGTGTGCACCGCTGCGTCCTGCATCCTGCGCCAGAGCTTGCAGATGCTGGGGTTCTGCCTGCGCCAGCGGTTCACGATGTCCTGTAGGCCCTCGTCGTCCAGACCCAGCTGATCGCCGCCCATGCGCTTCATAGCGCCCACACCACCCTGGTAGCCCAGAGCCAGCGTTGCCACTTTACCGCGCTGGCGGTACTTGTAGTTTGGGTTGCCCTTGACGATGCTGTCGAAGGGCACACCGAAGATGCGGGCTGCGGTGGCCTCGTAGATCTTGCCGGTGGTGCGGAAAACGTCCAGCACCCACTCCTCACCGGCCAGCCATGCGATCAGCCGGGCTTCGATGGCTGAGAAATCTGCATCCACGAAGGTGCAGCCTTTGCCGGGCACCAGCGCTGTGCGGATGAGCTGGCTCAGCGTATCAGATACATTGTCGGTCAGCAGAGCTAACGCTTCGGGGTCGTGTAGCTTTACAATGCTGCGCCACTCAGCCTGATGGTCGAGGTAAGTGCGGGGCAGGTTCTGCACCTGAAGCAGCCGCCCGGCCCAGCGCCCTGTCCGGCTGGCCCCGTAGAATTGCAGGGTTCCACGCACCCGGTGGTCAGGGCCTGCGCTGGCTGCGATGGTCTCATACTTGGTGTTGCTGGTCTTGCCCAGCTGCTGCCGGAGCTCCAGCACTCTGCGTACGTCGCTGGGCAAGTCGCCAGCCAGAGCCTTGCCCACATCCTCTTTGGTTAGGCCGGGAATCTCTACGCCCCGGTTGTGGAGCCAGCCCAGCAGCTGGGCTCTGCTGCCGGGGTTGGCCAGACCGGTCAGGGCTTTGCACTCGGTGGTCTGTTCTTCTGTGATCAGCGCGGAGCAGGCAAGGGCACCCTCTACCAGCTCCATATCCACCGCCACGCCCCGGGCGTTCATCTCCACATCCTCCCGCCACTGTTGCATGATCTCCTCCGGCACCGGCCATGGGGCCAGCTTCCGGTCATTTGCCCGCTCGGCGATCACGTCCATGCCGTTGTACTTGCAGAACAGCCGCCACTTGTCGGGGTCGTGCTGAGGCAGGTTGCGGGTGCGCCCGCCGTTGCGCTTTGTGGGCTTGCAGGGCTTGCAGAAGTAGGCAATCAGCGCCTTACCCTCCTTCATCTTGAGCGCGTCCTCCGGCTGCTTCAGGGCCGCACCGAGGGCCCCCAGCTGGGCAGGTAGGCCGCAGTACAGTGCGTGTACCATGCTGCATTCCCATTGCTGGAGCCAGAGTACCCGCTGCTCCCAGCTTAGTCCCATGGCCTCCGACAGGCACCACCACTCAAAAGCGGCGTTGTGGGCCCGCTTGGTGTAGCTGTCATCCAGCAGCCACGGCAGCTGTTCCCGAAGGAAGTGCTTCGTGTCCGGCCAGCTGGTCAGATCCAGCACTCTGGGCGTGTCTGAGTTCTCGTTGGCATAGCCCAGCAGCAGGATCTGAAAGTCTGGGTCTTGGGCGTACCGGTAGGCACCGACCTTGGCGATGTCCTGCGGCGAGTAGGTCTCTATATCCACCGTGATGATCGGTTTCATGGGTTCCTCTTTTCCTGATAAAAGACCGGAGGTCCTTTGCGGGGGCCTCCGGTATACGGGTGTTTAGTCGAGGAAACTGTCATCGTCGTCGCTCAGGACCTCGAAGCCGTCCGTGGAGTTGCCGCCGGAGAGCCGCTCGCCGTCGCGGACCTTCTGGATGACCTCCAGCCCTGCGCCAATGCCCTTGTTGCCGCTGGCGCTGTAGGAGAACAGGCCGATCTTGACATTGGCGTAGCAGCCGCTGTACACCTCGTCCTGATCCAGTACGTCGTTGCAGGCACGGTCGATGATCTTCGGACGGCGGTTCTCGCTGGCGTTGGCGTTCAGAAAGTAGCAGCCCTCGTAGTTCTCGTCGTCCTTTTCGGTGTCGCCGTCGCGCAGGGGCAGCTTCAGGTTCTTGGGAACTGAGCCGCCCCAGCGGGCCAGTGCCCTGGGGTCCTTTTTGACGGCCTCGATGGCGGCCTTGAGCTTGGCGATGGCTGCCGTATCGCTTTTCTTGATAAGCAGGCAGCAGCTGTACTTGGGGTCGCCGGTGCCGTTAACCTGCTTGGGTTCCCAGATGTTGGCGTAAGACAGGCGGCAGGGAATGATAACTTCGTTTGCGTTCATAGTTAGTCCTCCTCGGGCGCGAAGCCCTCTAAGCGGTTGTAGGCAGGGCGCGGGTCGCTGGCTGCTGCCAGCTTAGGCGCGCCGGGTGCCCGGGTGATAAAGGCCGACATGGTCTCGGCAAATTTCTTTTTGCCGATCATCTTCTCGGCAGCGGTCAGGGAAATGGGCGTGCGGGTGTACAGCATGGCCTCGTCGATGCCGTCGTGCTCCATCTGCTGGAACGCGGCATCTTGGTCTGTCCACTTGCGGGTGCTGCGGCCCTGTACCAGCTTCCAGCCGGGCAGGCTGCGGCCATCCATCAGCGCCTGCTGGGCGTACTCTTCCAGGTCTTTGGCATAGGCGGCCAGCCCTTCCAGCTTCTGCAGCCATTCGCCCAGCTCTTCGTCGGAGAGTGTAGCGGGTTCCGGGTAAGGCTCAAACCCTGCCAGAGGACCGTATTTGTCCTTCCATGCCCGGCAGTTCGGGTGAGCCTTGCAGAAGCGGCAGTGTTCGCCTGTGACAAACTCGCCCTCGCCCCGCCATGCCATGTGGGCAGCTGGTGCCAGCACCTCCCGCGCCCATGTAAGCAGATCGGCCAGCGGCAGCTCCCATGTCTGGGGTTCCTCCTGCATCCGGGGCTGTACGATGCTCAGGCGCACTGTGTCTACCTCTTCGATGCCGTCAAACAGGGCGTAAGCTCCGAGGGCGTAGTACATGAGCTGCGGGTTGCGCTCCGGGTTCACCGGTACGCCCTGCCCATACTTGAAGTCGATGATGTGCAGCAGCCCGCCGCCGATCAGCAGGCAGTCACAGGTTCCGAAGCCCTGTGGCACCCACCGGCTCACGTCCACCTCCTGCTCGATGAACACCCCCGGGCGGCAGGAGAAACCGACCCACAGGTCATGGATGAAGCTGACGTACTGGTTGGCGGCTTTGAGCATTTCCGGCGTAACCGTCCCTTCACCGCCGTACCAGTCGTACATCGGGTCAAAGGGTTTGCCATCCTCCCAGCCTGCGAGGTTGTGCCGGAGGGTGTATTCGCACAGCTCATGGGCTCTTGTGCCCTCTACGGCGTACTTGCTGGTCTCCTCGGGCAGGTGTTCGGTGGCCCGGGCACTGGGGGTGCAGGCGATCCAACGAGCCGCGCTGGAGGCACCCAGCAGGGCGTGTTTAATTGGAGGCATTTGCGTCCACCTCGTCTTTCAGCTTGAGCAGTTCCTCCCAGACGCTGGTGTAGCTGTCAGGCGGCAGCTTAGAGACGGATGCAGCACCGGTGGCTTTGATGGCTGCCTGAACACCTGCTCGCTTGCCAGCCACGATCAAGCTGCGGGCCAGATCGCGGATTTTGTCCAGCGTGGCAGGGTCAGAAGCGGGTGCGGATTTTGGCGCGGAGGTTGAGGTCACCGGTGCGGCATCCGCCCGCGAGGGAGAACCCGAGGCTTCTGCCGTGGTAGGGTTTGCAGGCTCCTCCGCAGAGATGGCTGCGGGCTTCTGTGTGGCCTTTTTCTGCTTGGCGGGTGTCTGCGCCTTGGGTTTGTCCGACTGCGTCACAGGCTCGCTCTGGGGCTGCGAGGCGGGAGCCTGCGCAGGGTGACGCTCATCAGGGATAGGGGTGTGGTAGTTGCTGTCCATGTGGCCCAGGTGAGCCAGTACGTTCAGCAGTTCTTCCGGTGTTTCGCCGTAAAGGTGAAGGTCAAAATTCATAGTGTTACGCTCCTTTTATAAAAAGATTCTGTTGAATCTACGCTTTGCAGTTCGGAGCTGTCTTTGCCATTGCCTCGCAAAGCTTTGCGACGCACTACCATGCTATGCCACTGCTCCGCCTCTCTTTGCGAGGCATAGCCATTGCACCGCAGTGCCGGGCCTCGCCATGCCCTTGCTTTTCTCCGCGAAACCGGGCCGTGCCTTTGCATGTCTTAGCTAATCAACGCCTTTGCTATGCTCCCACAGCAGTGCTTTGCCGCTGCCAATCTCGGCAATGCCATCCTTTGCCGTTGCGTCGCACGGCAGCCCAATGCCTTTGCGATCAGTCGAGAAGCTCGTAGGTGAAGCGGCCTTTGCCGCTGTTGCGCCACTGGCCCAGGCCCCGGAGCTTGCCGTAGTCCAGCCATTCCAGAACCGCCTTTTCGTGGGCATCGTCCATGCAGGTGATCTCGAACTCGCAGGTGCTGCCTGCGGGAATCTGCTCGGAGTTGGCAAGGCTCACGCGCTCGCCTTGGGCTGTCTGGGCCCGCAAGGGGCGCTGGCACTCGGTCATCTCCCCGCTGAGGATCAGGGGAATCTGGCGGGGCCCGACAAAGATCAGGCCGTCGATGATCTTCTTGTAGGCGGTCAGCTTGCCGGATTCGTTCACGGCTTTCTTCTTGCCCTTCTCGTCCTTGCCACCGATGCGGCCCAGCATACCGCAGCTGTCTTTGAAGAAGCCCTTTACCTGGTAATCATACAGGATGGGCTGCCCGGCCTCGTTGCGGGGGAATACCGTCATCGCCTTGTCGACTGCGGCATCCGCGCCCAGGGCAGCCACTTCATCCTCGATGGTGGCCGCGTCCGGGCCCTTGGACGCGATGTACTCGCGGGCCACGTTCTGATTGGCGGGCCAGGTGCCGAGCAGCGGCTCGGTAAAGGTCAATCTGACTTTAAGCGTTTTCATGAGGCATACTCCTTTTTAAATTCGTCCTCGCTGATCTCTTCGATCACGAAGTCATATCTGCGGTTTTTCCATGCCCGGCTCCGGGAGACGGCCGTGTAAAAGCTGCCCATCTTCATCCCTAAAGCCTCGGCCACCTGCTGCGCGGTGCCGCAGGCGAGAATCTCCTCTGTTCGGTGGAGGTAGGCCGTATACCACTTCATACCCCCAGCGCACGGCGGAGGACCGCGTCCAGCCGGAGCATATCGGCATCCGTCAAATGGCCCCGGTACTCAGTCAGATCGTCAGTGTCCACTGCGTGCACCTGCCGGGTCAGGGCCATGCTCGGTGCGCCGTAGCCGGTCAAAAGAACCTGATCGTAGGTGCCATCGCCGCGGGCCAGCTGCGCCGGGCTGGAGGTCAGGGGAACCACCGTAATGATGCGCGTGTTGCAGTTGACTTCGTCGCTGCTGACGATCACCACCGGTCGGTCACCCCGGATCAGGCAGGTGTCCTCCCGTTTGTGGGCGGTGTCCTGCGCCCACCAAATGTCGCCCCGGCGTTTGTCGTTAAACATCGTGTGTCCTCCTCTCATGCGTCCCTGCGGCTGCTGTGCTCCGGCAGGGCAGGGTATTCGGTGTTGCGAGCGTGGGTGCGGTTGATCTTGCCGTAGCGGCTGCGCTGCTGCCGGTCCTCAAGCGCAAAGCTCAGACGGCCCAGCGCGATGGAGGTCAGGATCAGCACCATCGCGGTGATGAACTCGCCGTCTGTGATGGGCTGGCCGATCTGTGCACCGCCCTCAAGGCCGAGGGCGTAGATCAGGCCGACGCAGAAGCAGGCAACCGCCGCCCACTGCAAAACTCCGGGTTTCAGTCTCATTTGTGATTCCTCCTCAGTAAAGCTTGAATTCCTGATCCAGCAGGGTGTCCAGCCGGATGGTCTTGCCCCGGCCCTGACCGCTCCAACCATACGGATACTGCTGCGTGACCCGCTTGGGGCTGGTGCCCATCTGGGCAGCGGCCTGTGCGACGGTCAGCCGGATGCATCCGGTGGTGGAGTAGATGGCGCGATACGCGTCGTGCCAAGCGTCTGGGCGTTTCATGTGTGGTTACTCCTTGAATGTTGTTAAATCACAACTTTTTCGGTAAAAAGAAGTAGCGGCCAATGTCTGCGGGCGAAATGCTCAGCAAGGCACAAATTCGGTCGATCTCGTCCTGGCGGAATGCAAAATTCCCGGCCAGCTTCTGGCAGAACTGCCCTTCGCTGATCCCAGCTTTTTCCGCTAAATCCTTCTGGGTCATTCCGCAATCGCGGATGCGCCCGCGCAGCAGGGTGTAATCCATGGTGGGCATAGTTTTCACCTCCTATCTGTAGTGTTGCGGTTTCGCAACCACGGCCACAGTATAGCGCGGCAATTGCGAAATGTCAACACAAAAATAGAGATTTCACAATTTAGTTCGCACTTGGTATTGATTTTTCGCAACCGGTATATTATACTTACACCAGAACGTAAAGAAAGGAGCCACCATTATGGCGAAGAAGACCGCGACCTTTGCGCAGCGCCTACGGGAAGGACTGGATCTGCGCGGGATGAAGCAGATCGAACTGGCTACCCGCTCTGGAATCTCTAAATACAGCATCTCTCACTACCTGAAGGGCGACTGGGAAGGAAAGCAGGACGCTGTGTATGAGCTCGCCCGCGCTCTGAACGTGTCGGAGGCCTGGCTGATGGGGTACGACGTCCCTGCGGAAAGAAGCGCGCCCAAAGTATCGGTGCAGCTCGATAAAAAGCCCACCATCCCTCCAGGCTTCATGCCGCTGCCGAAGATGAGGAAGGTGCCGTTGATCGGTGCCATCGCCTGCGGCGACCCCATCACGGCCATCCAGAACCGGGAGGGCGACGTAAACGCCCCGGTGGATATGCGCTGTGACTTTGCCCTGAAATGCCAGGGTGAAAGCATGATCGGTGCGGGTATCCACGACGGGGACGTGGTGTATATCCGCATTCAGCCTGAGGTGGAGAATGGCGAGATCGCTGCTGTGCGAATAGGGGAAGAAGCTACACTCAAGCGAGTGTACCTGCACAACGATTACATTGAGCTGCGGCCCGAGAATCCCGCCTTTGAATCGATCATTCGTCGCCGTGAGGAAATGAACGACGTGCAGATCGAGGGTAAGGCCGTAGGCTGGATGCACTGGATCGGCTGACCTCCCGCTTGCATACGTGTAACTTTGACTACAGAAATCCCTATAAACCCTACGCGTGTGGGCATCAAGCGCGTTCTCGCGTGCGTATACTCTTCTTTTCTTCTGTTCAGGGTCAGGATAAGAGTTTGAGTATGCCTCTGTATGTTTTGCCCAAAAGCCCGCATGAACACTCACTTTTTCGTGACTACAAAGTTTGTATGTCCCTTTTTGTTGCAGTCAACTAGACTTTTGTTGCCGCCATATGCGTGCGTTGCGCAGGCTTGCATGTGGTGGGTGAACCTGAAAATGCAAAAACGCCCCCGGTGCGCCAACACCGAGAGCGTTTGGAATAGATCGGCTTGCCCAGAGGTGGGAAGCACAGACTAGACATCTGTATTGTAGCACCTCCGGGCAGGCTTGTCAAAGTGTACCCTTATGGAGGTGTTATTTTTATGGCTGAATCAAAGAAGCAGCCCGCAAAGCGCCCGGACGGCGGTGTCTGCATCCACCGTTCGGTGGGTCTGCCGAAGCCCCGGGTGTTTTATGGCAAGACCAAGGCTGAAGCGGAGCGCAAATATCAGGACGCGGTGCTGGCGTATAAACTGGAATGCATGGACCCGAAGGAAAAGCGCTACACGTTCCGGGCGGTGTCGGTGGCGTATGAAGAGTATATCCGGGGCCCGGAAAAGCCGGTGCGGCGGGGTACGGTGAACGCCTACAAGAAGCACTTTGCTCCTGCCAGAGCCTATTTTGGCGATACCGTGATGAACGACATCGATGCTCAGGCGGTGGGCGGGTATCTGGCGCACCTGAAGATGGAAGGCAAAAGCAAGCATTCCATCAAAAACGCAAAAAGCGTGCTGTCCTGCATCTTCACCTATTGGTGTGCGAACTTCCACGGCACCGGTAATCCTGTGCTGCTGGCGAAACTGCCCGCCGGGCTGAAGGATGGCCGCAGGGTGGAGCCCACCGAGGAACAGCGCGATCTGATCAACGCCCACCCGGAGGGCTGCGGCTTCTGGGCGTGGCTGTTTGAGTACACCGGGCTGCGCATGGGCGAGGCAAACGGCTTGCAGTGGAAGGACGTGGATCTGGACGCGGGCAAGATCACGCCGGTACAGGCCATGCCGTGGGACCATAATCAGCCCTACCGGGAACTGCTGAAAACGGAGAAGGCTTACCGTAGCATCCCTGTGCTGACACCGCTGCGGCCCATGCTGGAAACGGGGAAGGCTGCGCACCAGCCGGAGGACTATGTTCTGTCCGGCACAAGCAAGCCGCTCACTCAGTGTCAGTACAGCCATCAATGGATGTTGTACTGCCGAGAGCTGGGGCTGTGTGAAAGCTACACCCGCACAACGAAGATGCCCGCATACCAGAACCGCCCGGAGCGGATCGTGGAGAGGGTCGTGTACAAACCGTTGGTCACGGCCCACCAGTTCCGGCACCTGTTCGCCACGAATCTTTTCTACGCGGGCGTGCCGGATATGGTGGCGCAGCAGCTCCTGGGCCACTCGGACATCATGACCACCCGGCGCATCTACCAGCATCTGCGGGAGAAGGAAAACGCCCGGTACACCGCTCAGCTGGATGCCTATGTGAGCAAAAATCTTTAATTTCCCTACAAATTGCCCCGGGGAGCACGGTGAAAGCTGGCTTCCCGGGGCAATTTTTTACACTACAGTCTCACTACAATGCCCCCGCAAAATCAGGCAGTATTGGGCAGTATCTGGCAGTATCTGACCACTGCCAAAAACGAAAAACCCGCGAAGCTACGAATTTTTAACGTAACTTCGCGGGTATCTTTTGGTGCGAGGGAGGGGACTCGAACCCCCAAGGATAAACCACACGCACCTCAAACGTGCGCGTCTGCCAGTTCCGCCACCCTCGCATACCGTATTGTTTTCGCAGCCCTGAAATCTCTGAGGTGAAAGACCGTGATGCGGACTGCTTGAATATATTACCACGTTCCCGGCAGATAGTCAAGCGCTTTTTCTCTTTTTAAATGAAATTTTCGGGCCGTCATTTCTCTTAAGAATATGTTGGTTGAAATGCATGGATGGGTGTGATACTATATAACTAACTATCTCTGCTCAGTTGTTTTGGC